AGACATAAATGCGATACAGCAACAGATAAAACATCTGCAAGATATTGGTCTTGCAAGATGTGGTAAGGAGATATTATGCCACATGGTTCAGGAAAAAATAGTTTAGTAGGAAATATACATAGAAGGCAACAAGCAGGTACTTCTAGGTCTAAGAAAAAATCTACTATATCTAAAAAAGCATACGCTGAAATGAAGCGTGGTTGGAAACCAAAGAAATAATTGAAGATAACCTGTCCTGCTTGTCAGGAATATTTGCAGGTGGTCAAATTAAAATTAAAGTGCAAAAATAAAAAGTGTAGGAATTATGGCAAATAAATTTTGTTACGCAGGAGGATGTCACAGACCTTTGCCTAAAGGTAGAACTAAATATTGTAGTGATAGATGTTATAACAGAATTACTATGCAGAAAAAAAGGGCAAAGAAAAAAGGCATAGAGTGGACACAAGAAGATGACACTTTAGTTATACCTAGTCAAAAGAAAAATTTACAATCAAGGCGTGGTCAAGTATATAGCGATATTGTTGATTCAGGATTAGCAGAAGAAATATTAAAAGGTAAAAACACATTAGCTGATGTAGCAAAAATATTAAATACCTCTGTTGCTGCAGTATCTATGGCATACAACGCATACATAGAAGATAAAGAAAATGAATTAGCACAAGACAACTGGGCAATACCACAAGTAGCAGAAAAATCATTACAAGACTTTAGAGATTTTAGAGATAGATATTTTCAAACAGAAAAAGGTGAGCCATACGAAACGCCAGAGTTTCACATAAAATGGATTAACTCCATATTAGAAGCTATAGAACATGGTGAACAACAAATGATATTATCACCACCACGACATGGTAAAACAGATTTGTTAATACATTTTTGTGTGTGGATGATTTGTACAAGTCCTAACATTCGTATTTTATGGGTAGGTGGTAACGAAGAGATTGCAAAGAACGCTATAGGTTCTGTACTTGACCAGTTAGAAAGTAATGAATTATTAATAGAAGAGATATGTGGACCTGGACCAAAATTTAAACCTAACACAAGAACAGGTAAGTCTTGGTCACAAAATGGTTTTACTGTAGGTACTAGAACTGTAACAGGTATTAAGTCACCTACAATGGTAGGCATTGGTCGTGGCGGTAAGATATTATCTCGTGACTGCGACATAATTATTGCTGATGACATTGAAGACCACACATCTACAATGCAACCTGCATCAAGAGAAAACACAAGAAGTTGGTGGACAACAACATTATCAAGTCGTAAAGAGGAACATACTGCTATGGTAGTTATTGGTTCAAGACAACATTATGATGATTTGTATTCACATCTTTTAGAAAATCAATCTTGGAAAACTATTGTAGAAGAAGCACATGATACAGCTTGTACATTACCAGACTGGAATGAAGAAGAACATTTAGATTGTATGCTATGGCGTGGTAAGCGTACATACAAATGGTTAATGGACAGGAAGAGAGCAGCAGAAACTACAGGTGGTAGAGCTATATACGAAATGGTATATCTTAATGTTGCCATGCCAGATGGACTTGCTTTGTTTGACAGAGTAGAGATAGAAGAGTGTCGTGACCAGAAAAGAGATATAGGACACATACCACAAGGCACAAGATTAATAGCAGGACTAGACCCTGCATCTACAGGTTATCAAGCTGCATTTTTGTGGGCGTATGATGCTGTTACAAATAAATTACATATGGTAAATATGAATAACAATTTAGGTGGAGGCATACCACAAGCATTAGAAATAATTAAAGATTGGTATGGACAATATAATTTATCACACTGGGTAATAGAAGAAAATGGTTTTCAAAAAGCTATACGACAAGATAAATCAATTAGAGATTTTGCATCACGACATGGTATATTTTTAGAAGGACACGAAACATACAAGAATAAGTTTGACCCTATGTATGGAGTTACAGCTATGCGACCTATGTTTCAAGAACAAAATATTTCTTTGCCATATCTTAGCTTTGAAGCACAAGAGAAGGTAAACTTATATACAAGTCAGTTAGTGTATTTTAGTTCTGCAAAGAACAAAAGCAAAAGCGTAGGTACAAAGACTGACATAGTTATGGCTAGTTGGTTTCCAATGAGAGCCATAAGAAGAATGCAGAAGGAACGCTTTGCAGAGTTAGGATATGATTATAATCCTAGCTTTACAGGGTACGAACCTAGTAGTATGGATGTAGATAATTGGAGATAAATGCCTTTAGATAGCGACAAATTATACGATAGAATAGATTACCTTAGAGTTATCAATCAAGAACAATTAGTTGATAGGTCTAGGATTCGTGACATTATGAATGGTGGAGAAGCAGCAGTAAAAGCGTTGCTAGGTAACAGTATTAATGTTGAGTATCACGAACTACCTGCACCTAATTTATTTTTAACCGCACTAGAAAGATTTGCACAAAAACTTGGTAGAAGTCCAGATTTAAAAGTTGATATTATAAACGACAAAGATAGCGAAAGAGCTAGAAAAAAATCTGAAAAACTAGAACGCATTGTTATGGCATATGACAAATATCAAAAGCTACATATGCAATTACCACAAGCTGCAAGATGGTTACCAGGATATGGTTTTGTAGTTTGGACTATAGGACATAGAAGAGATAAAGATGGTAATCCATATCCATATGCAGAGTTGCAAGACCCATTTACTTGTTATCCAGGAACTTTTGGTAATGACCAACAACCTGATGAGTTAGCAATTATTCGTAGAGTTCCACACACAGTATTAGCAGAACAATATCCAGAAGCAAAAGCATATATCTACGCATCTGAAGATAATGATGGATTTCAAAACCCATACTCTGCTTTACTAGATAGCACAGATAGAGCAGGTAGTTGGGCAAACTCTACAGGTCATGGCAAAGTATTAGTAGAGTACAAAGATAAAGAAGGCACATACATTTATTTACCAGAAAATAAAAAGATTATTGACTTTATGCCTAATGTCTTAAAATCAGGTCCATGTTTTGTTGTAGCTAAACGATATGCGTTTGACCAAATGCAATCACAGTTTCAACACATTACAGGTTTAATGGCAAACATGGCAAAGATAAACATACTTGGAACTATTGCTATGGAAGATGCAGTATTTACAGAAACAAATATAGTTGGTGAGATTGAATCAGGAAAATATAGAAAAGGCAGATTTGCTGTTAACTATTTAACACCTGGTTCGCAAGTGTCTAAGCCAGTCAACAATCTACCTTACCAATTATTTCAACAAGTAGATAGACTTGAACGACACTTGCGACTTGGTGCTGCTTATCCAGTATCTGATGATGGACAATCTCCTAATGCGTTTGTTACAGGTAGAGGATTAGAAGAACTAGGACAATCTGCATCACTTCATGTAAGAGAATATCAAACAGTATTGAAAGAGGCATTACAAGAAATAGATGCTAAAAGATTAGAATATGATGAAATAATGTTTCCTAATGTAAGAAAACCTATTGCAGGTGTACATAAAGGAACAGCATACAAAGAATCATACACACCTAAGTCTGACATATCAGAATTGTATGAAACAAGAAGAGTCTATGGTGTTATGGCAGGTTTTGATGAGCCACAAAAAATTATTACAGGGTTGCAATTAAAACAACAGGGCATAATTGATACACAGACATTACAAGAAAATATGGATGGATTAGATAACATTACTAAAATACAACAACGCATAAATGCAGAAAAAGCAGAAACAGTATTGTTTGAAACACTTATGTCACAAGCTGCACAAGGTGACCAAAGAGCATTAATGTCAGCTATAGAAATAAGAAAAAATCCACAAAAAATGTCAGAGATATTAGATAAATTTTACACAGCAGAAGGTGATGAACCATCACCAGAAGAATTAGCGTTGTTAGGACAACAACAGCAACAACAGGGATTAGGATTAGGTGCTTCACCAGTAGGTATAGAACAAGTATTAGGTGCTTTAGGTCAACAACCTGCACCACAACCAGAAGGTGTATAATGCCTGAAAGTGAAATTAACGCTAAATTTTTTGACATAATAAATCAAGAAGATTGGGGAAAAGTAGAATATGATGAACCAATTATTTATAGAGATATATTGTCATTAGGTGATGTTCCTATAGGGAATATGATTGTACCTACACCTATACCTGGTGTATGGATTAATATAAGTTTAGGGTTTGAATTGGAAGGACCAGAAGATAATGGTTAGAGGAAGAAAACCAAGTAAATTAAAACAAGCTACAGATATTAAAGTAGATGGTGCATATTATGATGTAGTAGCACCTCCAAGAATGGAAGGCGACCCAACAGGGCAAACTGCTGCATTAGAAGCACAAACAGAAGCTATAGATGTTATAGACCAAGAATCTGCACTTACTGGCGGTATGCCTAATGTTGGTGCTTTACCTAGTCCTGTAAATATTGCTGCACCTACAAATAGACAGTTTGAACCAAACACTGCAGGTATTCCAATAGGTCCAGGTAGTAATGGTCCAAGAATTGCACCTACAAACACATTACAAAACTTTTTATTAGTAGCTAAAGAAATGACACAAGACCCAATATTTGATGAGTTGCTTAATGAGGATATAATACCAGAACCTGCATTGGGCAAAGACCCACAGGATTATTTTGGTATTTAATGAGAGATTACAGACAAATACTATTTGGTCCACCAGAGCTAGATAACTATTTAGCAAAAAACACTAAAGCTAATTTACAAGAAATAAAGTTTTTTAGAAATACAATGACACCAGAGGTTGCAGAGAGTGCAGCTAATATTGCAAGAGCATATCCAAGTATGGATAAAAAATTAGTTATGTATGGTGCATTACTAGGATTAGAACACGATTCTGATTTAGCTTTACAATTATCAGAACGACAAAACAATGTTGCTATAAAACAAAATCAGCAAAACATAAATAAAGTATCTAAAGCAAGAAGAGCATCACAATTAGGTTTGCTAATGTTAGATTTAGGTTTCCAACCTTTATCAAGAAACTTTAAATCATCTATTGTTGCTGCACAAGAGTCAGGAATAAACAAAGCACAAGCAGTTGCTGCTAATACATTTTTAGGTGGATTAACAGGAGTTGCTAGTTGGTTACCAGGAGTAGATGGTGACAAAGCTGCAGACAGAGTTAGAACTGCATTGTTAGGTAAAGAGTTTGCAGATGTATATAAAGATACAAAAGATGCTTATGGTCCAACAGAGTTTAATTTAGCTTACGACCAAATACGACAAGGTAAACCACTTAACTTAGGTAAAGGGTTTTTTCCTGCATCTACACCATTAAAAGAAACACAGGGATTTAAAGATGCTCGTAGGTCAGGTTTGTCTGAAACAGATTCTATAAGAGAAGCAGAGGAAATTTATGGTGTACCAATTACAGAAAGATACGAAGAACTAGAAAATCAATTTAAAACAGAAACTAGAAAAGCAGGACAAGTAAATATATCACCAGGTCGTATTGTTGCAGGACAGTTTTTTACTAAAGATGATTTAGGTTATGCGTTAGGTTCTACAGTTATTGATGGTGCATTTAGAGTTTTTGGTGACCCTACAAACTTTGCATTAGGTTATTTGTCTGGTGCAAAACTAGGATTAAGAAGTTTAGTAGATGAAGGTATGCAACAAGCATTTAAAACTGTAAAGGTTGGTGATGATGTTAAAAATATACCACTTATAAATCAGTTTGTTAAAACAATAAAAGGTGGAACTATAGAAGTGTCACCAGGTGTAACAAGAGAAATTACAAGAAAAGAAGCTAGAAAACTTATGTTTGGTAGGACTGCTACACAAATATTAGACAGCAAAAGAGGAGATAAGTTACTTGATGCTTTTGTAGCAAATAAAGATTTATCAACATTAATGGATATGCCAGGTCTTAACAAAGCACCTGTAGAATTATTGCAATTACTTACTGTTGTTGATGATAAAAACTTTATGAAAACATTACTTACATCACTTATGCAAAATGGTAATTTGTCAGGTGTAGATAAAGTTATGGCATTTAAGTATGGAATCAATGATGACATAGTAAGAGCTATAACAGAAGGTAATCAATTACGCATTCCTATACAACCAAATTTACTTGGTGAAGCATCTAATTTAATTGCTAAAAAATATTTAGGTAAAGATACAGATGTAGGTGCATTAAGAAGTTTGTTAAAACAAGCTAATAAGACAAGAGCTGCATTTAATCCTAATGCTACAGATAATTTGTTTACAGGCATTATTGGTGTTGGTGGAGATTTACGATTGTCTATGCCACATAGAATGCGTAGGTTTTTTGATTTAGCACCAGGCAGAGTTATGTCAACTAAAAATGTAGGAGAAAGTGCAAGAAATCTTGATGGCATTATGAAAGCTGCAAGATTCAGTAGAGAACTTAGAAATAAATATTTAGACCAAATATTAGATTCTGACAACAACACTGATATGTTACAAACTGTTCGTGAAGTATATGCAGACATTAAAGAAGAAATAGTAAAAAGAAATCCTGACTTAGAAGATTTTAGAGATGAGATAGCAGAAACAATGGACTTCTTAGCTAATGAGTCAGACCTTAAAAGGTATATGACTGTAGAAGGTTCACCAGACCAATTAGCATATCCAGGAGTTAAATTTAAAAAGGTTACAAAAACAACAGGTAAGCGTGGTAAAGAAGAAGTAGTTTTTGAAGCATTACCTACTGCACAAATGATTTCAGAGTATGTAGATAATTACATACCATTAATTGACTATGTAGAACTAGAAAGATTTTTTCCTATATGGCGACAAATAGTAGGTAAGAAAAACTCTAATTTAAGAAAATACATAGATGAACCTACAGACAAAATTACAGAACGATTGTTAAAAAGATTAGGTTCTAAAAAATTAAAGACAGACCCAAGAACAGGTAGAACTACAGCAGGTGGTCAAACAACACTTGGTATGTTGTATCAAGATTATTTGCTACAAAGAGTATTAAAACCATCATGGATGTTACGACCTGCATTATCTACTAGGGTTACACCAGAAGAAGCATTAAGAATTATATTTAGTGGTTCAAGAATAGGACTCAATCATCCATTACAGTATTACGCAGTTAAATTAGCAGGTGGTCAAACATTAGAAATGCAGAATGCTTATGGTGATGTGTTGTGGGGAACAAGAATTAAAAAAAGAGAAAGTGAATTAATAAAAGAAATACTAGGTCCAGAGTTTGTAAAAGCTGCATCTATAGAATATCCACAAGTAGAACGATTACTAAAACATATGAAGATAGGTATGAACGAATATGGTATGGCATCTGATGACTTTGTATCTTGGGTATTAGGTGGTAATGATGGTAGAGATTTTATATTTAGAGAATTAGGAATAGAAGAAGTAAAACAACTAAGAGTATTTAAAGGACAACTAAGAGAAGTAACATCAGATAAAAAATCTATTGCAGATACTATATTAGATAACCCAGATGGTGGTTCTTTTAATTTACAAACAGGTATAGTAAATCCTGCATCATTTGGAACAGTCAGTCCATATCATAATTTAGGTATAGTAGTAAAAAGGTCAGAGATAGCAGAAAAATTAGGTGTTAGTGCAGATACATCATTAAGTGACTTACTAGAACCAATACTTGATAACTTTATAAAAAGCGGTGACCAAGCTGCTATGCGTGAAAAATATTTACGCAAAGAAAATCATGTATTAGGTTGGTGGGTTAATAAAACTGATGACACATTACATTTAGATGTATCAGTAGTAATACCACCACTCAAAGAAGTAACACCTAAAAATATAGAAAAAGCATTAGTAGCTATGTCTATGTTAGGTATAAAAGGTAAGCAGTTAAGTGCTTGGTTACCAGATGACACAATAAATGAAATATTAAAAACTAATTTATTAAATTCTGACAATCTTAAATATTGGAAAAAAGCTATAGATGTAGATGATAACTTGTTGTGGTTTGTAAATAAAAACGCACCAGATATGGAAAGATTAAGAGATGCTTCTACAAATGATTTAGTAGTTCGTAAAGCAGTTATGGAAGCACTGTATGATACAAACTTTGATGTTGCAAGAGTTGTTAAAAGAAAAAAAAGAGGTATTGCTAATGTAGCACCAGATGGTAGTTGGTTACCATTGACAGAGTCTTATTTACAATCTATGTCAAGAAAAGCATTAAATGAATTTTTTGAACCAGTAAAAGTTAATCCTATGGATGGTGTATTTGTAGATTACGACAAAATTGTAAATGGTAAAATAGAAGATGATTACATTAGAAACTGGATTCATCAATTAATACTATTATCTAAAAATCCAATTACACAGAGATTAGTAAATGATGGTATAGATAGCACAATGAACTGGCTTACTACATCATATGATGGTAAACAAGTTATGCAACAACTTGTAAAACAAGCAGACCTAAGAGGCAGACAAGCTAAAGAACAATTAGATAATCCAGTTGCATTAAGAAATAATTTAGAAGCATTAGGTTACAGAATATCAAGACACATTGGCGGACAATATCAAATTAAAGACCCATTAACAGGTTTACCAAAAACAGAAGATTGGGCAACATCAATTAGATTTCAAAATGGAACTATGGTCTATCCATTATACGAATATGGTTTTGAAGGTGCATCAAGTGCAGCACTTAACTTCCTTAAAAATGGTGGATTTGTAGATGGCACAGACTGGTTAGAAAGTTGGACACTTGCTACACAAGGTAAAGGTATGAGAACAATACAAGGACAAATATCTAAATATTACAAAGATGTGTGGAAATTGTTTAGAAAAGATATTGATGTGTTACCAAATAATGTCAATGGTGCGTATGTAGGTTTGAATAATAAATATAGAAGTAAGGGTGATTTAGATGCTGCTGTTGCAAAGTTAGATAGAGGACTAGAGTTTTTATATTCTACATTTCTTACTGGACCATCAGATATAGCTAATCGTGACCCATTGTACAGATGGAGTATATACGAACATGGATTAGATGGTATTAAGTTAATGACAGAGGACTTAGCAAAAGATTTCTTAAAAGGTGCAGAATCATCACTTCGTGGTAGTAAGTTTGGTGAAAAAATACTAGGAGAGATTGTAGATGAAATAACTACCTACAAAGAGATAGGTTTTGCTAATGAGATAACAACTATGGAACAACTTATGGCAATACTATCTAAAAAAGCAGGTGCATCTGTAGTTGATTTATTGTATAGCACTAAGTCAAGACATCAATTTAGTGATGCTTTAGCTTCATATGTACCATTCCCAGAGATTGGTGCAGAGGTTTATAAGACTTGGGGTGGATTATTTGGTACAGGACCACAGAAATTTAACAGAGCAAGAATAGCATTTGATGCAGGTGATGAAGGTAAACCATGGGATGCAGAAATGGGATTCTTTTTTAAAGACCCAGTCACAGGTAAGCGTATGTTTAGCTATCCTGACCCATTCGGTGTTATACAGAAAAACTTTTTTGGAGAAGATTTACGACAACAAGGTGTGCGTGTAAGACCTGCAGGTTTCTTATCTGCACTTAACTTGGTAACAGCTAATGGTTTCTTACCAGGTGTAGGACCTAGAGAAGTATGGGGATTAGAGTTTTTTGAAAATATTGTTACTACATTACCTACATTTATAACTAAATCTATACTTGGAGATTTTAGAACTAATACAGATTTGTACTCATTAGTTACAGAGGTTGTGCCATCATACGCTGAAAAGTTTTTAACTGCAGAATATTTTAGTAATAACTCTGAAGAAACACTGGATAAAAGATATGCAAGTTCTGTTATTGATACACTTGCTGTTATGTATGCTAAAGGTTTAATAGACCCTACAGACACAGGTAATCAAGGTGATACTTTAGAAAAATACAGAGATGCAGCAAATAACCAATGGTTAGTTAGAGGACTTGTACAAGCATCATTACCTACAGGATTACAACCAAGATTAGAAGTAAAAGATAAAGATGGTCAATGGTGGTTTGTACAAGCACTTACAGATGAATACAGAAGAATGTTAGAAGTAAATGATTATGATTACACTACAACACAGTCAGAGTTTATAGATAGATTTGGTATCAATCCAATACCACTTATACAAACTAAAAATAAACCTTCTGTTAGAACACCATACACAGAATCTGCTGTACAGTTTTGGTCAAAGAGAGAAAACAGAGCATTGTATGATACACATCCAAGAACTGCATACTACATACGACCAGATTCAGTTGATGATGATTGGGTATGGTCAGGTGACTTTAATGCACTTAGAGATTATTACACAGAAAAAGAATGGGATTTGTTAGTTAGACAAACATTGTTAGAAAGAGAATTGCAAATAGTTAAAGAAGATTTGCAAATAATTGCTAAAGAACAAAAGAAATCTAACAAATGGATTAATGGTAATTATGCACTTAAAAGAAGAGAACTAGAAGAAGCATATGGTATTAAAGGATTCTCATCACTTGGTATAGGTGAAATAAAGTCTGACCCATCATTAGATATTATGGAACTACAAACCTGGAAAGATAATGATATATTATCTAGTTCTCCAGAATTTACACCTCTACAAAAATATTTAGAAAAAAGAGAAGAAGCTATTAATGTATTAACAAATGGTGGTGAGTTTGAAGGTGGTAGATTTAGTAAAGCAAATCCACCTACAATAGACCCATTACGCAGTGAGAAAGAAAGAAGTGCATATGTGCGTGATAGATTGGCAGAATATGGTAGAGAACTTATTGAAGAATATCCAGATACATTCTTTAACCAAATATTTTATGGTATTCTGTTTTATGAGGTTGACAATACAAGATACGAGGATTAATTAATGTCATTTGCAATAGATTACAGAGGATATGAAGATAACAAAGCAGGATTTATAACTGCACTATTAGAAAATAATTTTATTCCATATGCAACACCAGTAGGTAGAGAATTATTTGGTATTGATGCTTTCCAAGATTACCAAGAAGGTGCATTTTCAATTAGAGATTTATTTAATATACCAGGAGTACAAGGTTTACCATCAGTAGTATATTTTAAAAATCTAAACAAAGAAACTGCAGATTTAAACGAAATAAAAATACAGTTAGTTAATTTACAAAATGATTTAAAAAATAATATTGGTTCAGAAGGTGTTGAATACAATAATGAGTTAATAAAATTTTATGGAACTGTAGGAACTGATGTAGGAGATATTACAGGTAAAGTAAAAGAATCTACAAATCTTACACAAACAAGTGATATTAATTTTTCTGACCAAATACAAACTACATTAAGTGAAGAAGCTGTAGCATTTTTTGGACCACAAGTAGAACAAACATATGCTTATGATGATGAAACAGGATTAGCAGGACTAAGTCGTGTACTTACACTAGGTGGTAATTACTACAACAGCGAAGGTCAATATGTAACAAAAGATGGAGAAGTTAGATTAGTTAATGGAAATCCAATAGAAGCACCATTTTTACAAAATGATGGATGGAATTTATTTTGGGAAAGAGATGACATATTTGAAATACAACAATTAATAGCAGCAGCAGGTGGACCTGCACCAGAAAAACTTGGTGTATGGGATAAAGGTTTAGCTAAGTATATGGACAATGTATTAGCGTATGCTAATGATGGTGAAAGTTGGATGACAGATATGCAAAATGGTTTAAGCACAGCTAACCAGTGGCGTAGTGCATTACAAGAATTTAAACTACAAAATGATGGCGGAACACAGTTATCAGAGATACTTACTGCTGTAGGTTATTCAACAGTTAACAGACCAAAGGTCACAGGCACACAAGCTAAATCTAAAGTTGATGAGATATATGCAGGATTAGGACTTAAAGCCACAGCAAAAGACTACAAAGATATTGGTGATGCGTTTATAGAACTATCTACACAAGCTGCAGCAAGACAAGATGAAATAGAAAGTAAAGCTGTAGGACTACAAGATTTATTACTTGGTACAACTAAGTTTATGTCATCACCACCAAGTGGTGAAACACCTGAAGGTATAGAATATCAAAAAGCATTAAATGATGGCAGAGTGTTAGAAACATCTACAGGTATATACATCATACCTGACCCAGAAGAATTAGCTGCTGCTAAAGATATACCAGAGGCAATAGATGTAGATGCTAGGTTATTAGAGATGGTAGAAGCTAGAGATGCTACTAGAATACAAGGTGCAAAGGATAGAGAGTTTGATAGAAACAATGCTTTGTTGTTTAAGCAAAACTTTCTTACAACTACAAGAACAGGATTAGGATAATGGCAGAAAAAGATTATAGTTCACAAGATGTTATAGAAGCGTTAGCTGCAGAAGATTTTACAGAAGAACAAATAAAAATACTTGTACCAATACTTGGTTATGAGTCAAGAGTAGGGGGTAAACCATTTGTTCTATCTGCTAAAGACAGTGAATCTCCATCATATGGACTCGGACAAGCAAATGTTAAAACTATGGAATCTGCTATATGGATGGCAATAAATGAAACAGGTGGTGAAATACCAGGTGCTACAGAACAACAGTTAAGACAATGGGAAACATCTATACAACAAAAAGATGAAGAAGATGTTAGAGATTTTACACCAGAACAAGAAGAGTATGCAATAGATTATATTAAAAATGCTGATTTAGAATTTCATGCAAAATTAGTTAGGCACATGTTTCATCAAAAAGAAATAGAAACTAATGATACATTTGAAACAGCATTACCAAAATTGTATGAACTTACACCTAAGAAATTTGATGTGAATAATACTGACTTTACAAAATTCAGTGAAAAGGATGCAGCAGAAGCACAAAAGTTTAGAGATGTTATTGATAATGATGTAAACTCTTATTATGAATCTGGACCAACAACTACTACAACTACAACAGTTCCTCCAACTACTACTACCACTACAGTTCCTCCAACAGATGATGTGGAAGAGGAAAGGGTGTTAGAAGCTACACCAGGAGAACAACAACAATATGAAAGTCAAGTAGGTCCTGCAGTAGCAAAAGAAGTGCCATTTGATGAAGCTATGATAAAAACAGATGTAGCTAGAGGTAATCTTCCAAGTCGTGTACAAATAAATGGCGATTATAAACCAACAAAAAAAGAAACATTTTTAAAATATTTTGATACTGTTACAAGTTTTAAAAAACCTGACCCATCTACATTTAAAGCTAGAAAAGTAGATGAACAAATACAATTCCCATCAGGCAGACCAGTAAATATTGAAGAGGTCTTAGACTTACTAGAGCCATAA